CAAACGATCTTCTAACTACCTACAAGATGGGATGGAAGACCTCTTACTATCAGAATACATATGATGCTAAGAAGGATATAGATGAGCCAGCACATCCAATAGGATGGCATGAGGAAGGGGGTAATAATATTAATGCACTTGTTGAGGAATTGTTAAACGCAGATGAATCGGAGTGTGATGGTTGTTATGTTTAGTAAAGAATTGAAGGAGGGGACTAAGAAATCCCACAACGCAGCAGAGAATACTAAGTTTGTATCTTCATTCCTTAAGGGGGTGTTAGATCAAGATGAGTATGCTAAGTTGCTTAGTAACTTCTATTATGTGTACCGTACGATGGAGGAGTGTGTCAGTTCATCAACTGACTCCTATGTAAAGAACCTGCATCGGTGGAATGCTACACTGTTTAGGACATCCTTCCTAGAGAGAGACCTTAGATACTACTACGGTCCTATCTGGAGGGATAAGGCAGTGCCCTCTGAAGCCTGTAACACATACTGTTATAGGATTAATGAGGTCGCAGAGAATGATCCATACTTACTGATAGCACACCACTATACACGTTACATAGGTGACCTGTCTGGTGGTCAGATACTAAAAGGTATCGCTCAGAAGGCACTCAACCCACCTAGGGGTGAAGGTCTGCACTTCTATGACTTCCCTCGTATTGAGGACTCTAAGACATGGAAGGATGAGTATAGGACAGTGCTAGATGGATTAGGATTTGATGAGCACCAAAGGAATGCTTTAATTACTGAAGCAAACTATGCCTTCCGTCTTAACATGTATATGTTTGACGAGATACAAGGTGATGCTGGCAAATCCTTATGGAAAATATTCCTGAATACTATTATTCCTAACCGAGGTGTTAAATGAATCAGGTACCCCAAGAGGATCCACATGCATGGCGAAAAGAATACTTAGGGATGAAAGTCCTATCTAAATTTCAAACAGAACTGTTAGAGACTGGACCTAGGAGTCTGTCTCAATCATGGTTGGTTGGTGCTATGTATGCTGATTGGAAGAAGAAGAAAGGGATCAAGGATCCCGAACCACCTGACTGTCAGTCAAGTCTAAGTGAATTTTATAAAAAACAAGAGGGCATAGAGAATGGGTCTTAGTGTATTCAATACCGAAAAGGTAGACACTACCAAACAACCTATGTTTTTTGGTAAACCTCTAGGGATGCAGAGGTATGATGAGTATAAGTATCCTGACTTTGACAAGTTAACTCAAACACAACTCGGTTACTTCTGGAGACCTGAAGAGGTATCACTCCAGAAAGATAGAGCTGATTACAAGACTCTATCTGAACAACAAAAACATATCTATACTTCAAATCTGAAGTATCAAATACTCCTAGACTCTGTGCAAGGACGTGGTCCTGGCATGGCATTTTCACCTTACTGTAGTCTTCCTGAATTGGAAGGGTGCATGGGTGTCTGGGAATTCATGGAGCAGATCCACTCTCGCTCCTACACTCACATCATAAAAAATATATACTCTGATCCGTCAGATGTATTTGATAGTGTATTAGATGATGAAAAGATCATGGCACGTGCAGAGTCCGTGACCAAATCGTATAACGACTTTATTGATTACGCTGGCATGTATGCCAATAGTAATATGTGGGTACCAAGTGCTAGGTCATCACCTAGTTTCCAATGGACCATTAAAGATCTTAAACGTCATCTCTACAGGGCAATACTAAATGTTAACATCCTCGAAGGCATTCGTTTTTATGTCTCTTTCGCTTGCTCTTTTGCTTTTGGTGAGCTTAAGCTCATGGAAGGATCTGCTAAGATCATATCCCTTATTGCAAGAGACGAGTCTCAGCATCTTGCGCTTACTCAAAAAATAATATACAAGTGGCGTAAGAATGATGATCCTACCATGAAAGAGATAGGAGAAGAAGAGAAAGACACTGTGATACAGATGTTTAGGGATGCAGTTGAAGAAGAGAAGGACTGGGCTAGATACCTCTTCTCTCAAGGTCCAATGATAGGTCTCAATGAGAGACTACTCTGTCAGTATGTTGAGTGGATTGCTAATAGAAGAATGAAAGCAATAGGTATTGATCCTATCTACGATATACCCGCCAAGAACAATCCGTTGCCTTGGACAGAGCACTGGCTAAATAGTAAAGGTCAGCAAAATGCACCTCAGGAAACTGAGATTGAATCTTATATCGTTGGAGGGATCAAACAAGATGTCGAATCTAATACCTTTAGTGGGTTTAAGCTCTAACTTATGGCGTAAGGTTAGGGAGACATGGTTCAGAAAATTGAATGAGAAGAAAGACACAAGCGGAGAGAGTGATTTCCTCGCTGAGAGACCCGAAAGCTGGTATAAAGGACCACTTATCTTTCCTGCGTTCCCTGAAGAGGGAGTTGAAATGGAAACCGCACTACTTGATAGGGGCGAAAAGATTGGATACTATGAAGACCAGAAGATCGGATACCACGAAGAGTGGTCAGATTAAGAAATGTATCAAGGATAACAAAAAACCTTGATAAATAGTCATAGTATGCTAACATACTAATACGTTCATCCCAAAAGGGACGCAAGTAAGCCGACTCGGAACGGACATCGTTCATCCCATGATCCCATTTATCCTTGCTACTACTTTAACTTGCTCTGAAGCGGACCAACTGATCAGTAAAATGATTGGGTATAATGTTTCAGAAGAGACACGTGCTGAGATGATCAGCACTGTGAAAGGAGAGGCTAAGGCAGATTGTTGGGACGCAAAAGCCGACTGAAGGAACGGGGTCTTATCCACCCTACCTTTAGGTAAAGCCAATGGCAAAAGTCACTTATCGTGGAGTCGAGTATGACTCTGACGAGTACAACGCAAGAGTGCTTAAGCAAGCATCTCAACAGCGTAATCACGATCTAATGTATCGTGGCATCAAGGTTAAGACAGCGGCAGTGCCCTGCTCTTAACGCAATAAATAGTGGGGACGTTATAGTCCCCATTTTTTATGAAAAGATTTGAAGTTACCTACCGTCTGCCCACTACTGGTACCAAGTACCATAAGACTATAGTTGAGGCAGACAATCAAGTGTTCGCCAATAAAATATTTGATGCACAGATACCTAGTGCAAACCGTTGTGGAAATGCAAGGGAGTTACATAACCAATGAAGAAAGGAAGTTACATAGACACTCAAGGAATGTCAGGTCCAGTGGACCCAGATGCTAAACCGAGCTTGACACCACAGGAATATAAGCCTATGATAGTGCAACCTCGGAGGTTGTTTACCCCTGAGTATGCTAGGGAGATGAAAATCCTGATCAATGAAGTGTTAGATGAGAGGGAATACAAGAGGAAGTTGGATGGTCCTTATGATGATCCAACTCCTCCTAGTATTTCTTACTTTGATACTGAGCACTTTAAGCACTCTATATTAGAAGAGGAGCCAGAGTACCCATTGAAAACTAAAGAAGATCTTAAATGAATAAGTACTTCTGTCTACCTATAGGACTCCTACGATGGACTGGGAGTTAGAGCAACGTAACCTACGCCTCGAAGATATGATCATTGTTTACGAACAAGAAATCAAAACATTACAGACAGAGAATGAGCAGTTAAAGAAGAAGTTACAAATTCTTCAGCAAAAACTATCCGTGATAGAAACCTATGATGCCGACGAAGACGACGACGAGTAAGAGACTCGGAATCATGTGCTCAGGTAAGGGCACCAACTTTGAAAACATAGTTAGGACATGTACTAAGCACGAAGTTGTGCTTATGATACATGATAAAAAAGACTGCGGTGCAGTCAAAAGAGCAGCCAAGTTTGGCATTGCACACATACACATCAAGCATAAGAGAGAGGATGAGATGATCGCTCTCTTTGAAGCTTGGAATGTGGATCTAATAATACTGGCAGGGTATATGAGAGTACTGAAGCGACCTTCAGACTTTCATTGCCCTATTATTAATGTTCACCCATCATTACTACCAAAGTATAAGGGATTACATGCTGTTGAACAAGCCCTAGATAGTAATGACACAGTAACAGGATGCACAGTACATAAAGTTAATGAAGAGTTAGATGGTGGAGAGATATTAGCACAGAAGGAAGTTGATATACTACCTGATGATACTATTGACTCACTCACTAGACGCATTCAACTAATGGAATACTTCCTAGTGCCACACGTGATTGATAATTATGAAACCACAGTCAGCGAAAGCGAAGGGAAGACTCTTTCAACAGTGGGTCCGAGACCTACTTATAGAAGAGAGGAACATTCATCCAGAGGACATCGAGAGCAGATCGATGGGGGCGGGTGGAGAAGACTTGATTATGGCTCGTGATGCTAGACAAAAGTTTCCCTTTAGTATAGAATGTAAGAATCAAGAGAAGTTAAATGTCTATGAGGCATACGCACAAGCATGTGCTAACTCAGGAGACCATGAACCTATCTTATTCATGAAAAAGAATCATAAGAAACCTTTAGTCGTGGTTGATGCTGAATATTTTATAAAGAATTATGGCAGTCCATAGTATGTTTGAGGTTCCTATCATCCATTATGAGATAGCGAACTGGAAGGAAAATAAAAAGAAAATATTAGATGCATTGCCAGAGGAATGTCCAGAGCATTCTAATCCATCAGATCATGGATTGTTTACAGACTTCTTTGTTAATGCTGGACCAGAGAGTAAAGAGTTACCTCCATACGCACAGACAATACTCGGTGTAATCAAACCATACATAGCAGACTTCTCCAGCGAGAGGAGAGTAGAGTTTACTGACATGTGGTACCAAAAATATTATAAAGGGGTACAACATCAGGTGCACACTCATGGACACAGTGGGTGGTCTTGTGTCATGTACGTGGAGTTTGATCCAGAGGTACATGAACCTACTCAATTCTATTCACCATTTAAAAACCCTTGGAATGGTAACCTAGAGACCTTCCAACCACCTGTTACAGAGGGAGACATGGTAATCTTCCCTTCAACTATAATGCATGAAGCACCAGCAAATAGATCTGATAAGAGAAGGACTATAGTTTCATATAATATTAGAGGTCATGTAGATGTAGTGAAGTTTAAGATGTGGGATGGTGATCCTATCAGAGTGGTGTCGAAGATGGCAGACTTGCGGAACTCATGACCTTCAATCTATTCCCATGTCCTGTAGAAGTTATACCTAATGCTGTAACAGATCTAGAAATATTTTATTTAAAGAAGAAGATTAAGGATATTAAACACCTTCATCACCAGACTATAAAGGGTAACGGTTTCAGTACACACAACCCACATGAGACATATCCATTGCTTAGTGATGACATACATGTTAAACTACAGAGCATGGTAGATGACTATAATATGAAGGTGGGTAACGTCCCCAGTCTCATACAATATGTCTGGTCTAACATTCAACATAAGAATAGTATACTTAAAGAGCACTGTCATCCACAGTCTCTTGTCTCAGGAGCATTGTATATAAATGTAGATAAGGATTGTAAGATATATTTCCACAACCCTAACCCATACATATACTTTACTCCTAAAGATAAAGTTACTCCATATAATATGGAGCATCAATTCCTTAAGGTTGCTAATGGTACCTTGATATTGTTTCCAAGTTGGTTAAGACATGGTAAGGATGATGAGGTAAATACAATGGATGATAGAATAGTAATCAGTTTTAATGCCCTATGAGTTTACCTGAAGAGATTACAATTTATAAAGATAGAGTTTGTCAAAAGAGGACAGACTTTATATGGGGTAGACAGATACCTGATGAGGTATGTGATCACCTACTAGAATTCTGGGACAACCAGCACTTCCTACATGTCCGACCAGGACAGGTCTATTCTTCAGGTGAAGTCACCACTGATCCTGAGCTTAAAGAGTCTATGGATTGCATAGTACCTCATCAGATATCAATGCCACATGTGCAGGACTACTGTGCGGCACTACAAGATGTATTAGAGGACTACATAAAGGAGTTTCCTTTTTGTAATACATCTAGGTTCCAGATAGTAGAGCCAATGAGTATGCAATGGTATCCTAAAGGTGGTGGGTTTAAGGAGTGGCATACCGAGAGGTTGAATGCTCTACCTGGTACTGTCTATAGACACCTAGTCTTTATGACATACCTTAACGATGTCCCTGACGGTGGCACTGAGTTTTACCATCAAGACCTTTACGTACCAGCAAAGAAAGGTTATACTGTTATCTGGCCCGCTGAATGGACACACTTCCATAGAGGAAGAGTCAGTCACACATCAGAGAAGCAGATCATAACTGGTTGGTTCGCTTATGTCTGACCAATACGAGTACCTACTATCACAATATCAACTAGCAACAATGAAAGATCAAGGATCTATTCCTAAAGAAGGACAAGATGAGAGATGGAATCGAGCACTCGATATCTTTATTGAATCTGTCCATAAACCAGACAATTCATTACGTGCTTGCGCTCACAACCAAAAGTGCTATAATGAGTTGATGTGGGTCAGAGACGAGATCATCAGCCACTTAACTACCCTACGGAGGACAAACAAATGACTTGTGGATTACATACAAAATTAGATGCTGCTGTTGTAGCAATTAGAGAAGCACTTACTGCTGCACTCGACGCAGACGTAAGCGATAAGGATTTAGACAACCTAGTCTGTGCATATAAAGGACTCAAGTCTGTAGCTAAGACAAATGTTACTGGTGACACTGGTATTACATTTGTACCTGACACTACACTAGGTGATGCTTTAACATTTAATGATGACATCAACATCAATACATCAGTGGGTGCTGCTGAGACAGTAACCTTTGGTGCAGGGTCAGATTACCTTGCTGGACTGGGATCTGACGTGATAACTTTTGGTGATGACATGAATAACGATTCCTAATTGGGGGTAACCCCACCTCTTAGAGGTTGACAGGGGGTAGAAATGCCTATATAGTATTGTTACGTTTCTTAACAAATCAATGACAGTTATTACTGAATACGGTAAGCAAAACATGTTTGCTAAGGAGCCCCCTATCCAAGTTATCGAAAAGGAGACTACAATGTTTAACGAAAATGCTGAGCTAACCAACGGACGTTGGGCAATGATTGGGTTAATAGCAGGTGTTGGTGCTTATGTTACAACAGGGCAGATCATTCCTGGATTATTCTAAAGTATAAATACTTACTCAATTATTAAGAAAAGGTAACAGATTAATGAGCGACTTTACAGCCGCATCAGATAATATATCTCCTATTATAGCAGTCCTCTGGGTTTTTTATCCTATGACTGCTTTAGTATTGATTGAACTACTCTTACGTTTCATCAATGGTGATGACGACGACGATGATGATCGTGGTAAGGGTATTAGAATTAGAAACAGAGAGATGGTCCCAGTAACACTACCAGCAGGAGCTTAACATGCCTTTCATAGTATTCGGTTGCCTCTTAGCAGCCACAGCATACAGTAATGTATTTTCAATGGTATTACAGTGACGTTTTTAATTTCATTAATGTCATTTGCAAACTTTGTATTCTATCCTCTAGTGATAGGCACTATAGTTGCAGTGATAATTGAACAGATCATAAGAAGACTAGCAACCTCAGAACCAATGACATATGAGGATGAGAGAATGATCAATCGTGCTATGGGTATACGGAAGTATCTTTATAGACAAGCATGGTTGTTTAATATTATTTGGTTCGTCTGCTATGCAATATTATTATTTGTACTCAGACCAGGGCAGCAAGCAATGCCTGAAATGATATGGCAGGGTTAGGACAGGTATTAATAACAGTACCACACGGTTGGCATCCACTCATGGAGCTTGCTCTTATAATTACTATCGGAGTGACGTTCGGATGAGTCGTGTACCGTATAGAATATTATGTTAAGGAGGAGTGGATCCCCTTGCAAAAATATCGAAACCTTAGTAGAATGAAAGCTGAGTTTCTTATGAGCATCAGTCACATGATGAAGGATGAAGAAACATATAATAAACTAAGGGTAGTCGATGAAGATAATTAAATTCACCAGTGGTGAGACCTTTACTCCTTTCGCAGCAGCGTGGGAGTATTTCTTTTGCGAAGACAACATAAGGGTATCCTTAGAAGATTTAAAGAAAGAGATACTCGATAGAGAGCAGAGTATAATAGATGAGCATGAGTTTGAGGATGATTGGGGTACTAAACTAGGTCCCAAGAGTCTTACTGCGAGGTCAAATAAATATAACCTACTCACATTTGATAGTGCTGTACCTTTAAAGGTTGCTATCAAGAAGACTCATGACGAATTTGTAACACAGTTAGGTGCACCTACACCACCTCCAATATATGTACAGTGTTGGGCTAATGTTATGAGGAAGGGTGATCAGATAGCAGTGCACTCACATGGTAAGGATCCTTATGGGTATCTTAGTGGTCATGTGTGTGTCCAAGTTACTGATACTAATACAAATTATTACAATCCATATGGAGGTGACCCTTGGTCATCACCTAATGAAGTAGGTAAGATCACACTGTTTCCTGGTTGGGTCAGTCATGGCACGGACAAGGTAGTGGACGATCAAGAAAGAATCACAATAGCATTTGACATTGTGGTAGAGGGTGGATATAATAGGATCAAAGATGAAATGAAATCTCACTGGATCAAACTATGAATGAGGACTACAGACTAGAGAGAAGACTTAATGAAAGGAAGATCTGTTTAGGATGCTTTGCTTCAAAAAACGTACCCATTACCACAGAAGTCTATAACTTTTCTCACCAGTTTGTAGAGAGTGGCCAGCTTGATAAGTATATACCTACTCAAGAGGATCCACTACAAGATGAGGTAGCAAAATATGGTGGAGATTATTTTCAGATGGCATGTAAAGCAATACTAGAAGGGTGGGAGGAGCATAAGAAACGCTTCCCTGATAAGGTATGACAACTAAAGTTATAGTACCTAAAAACTATGGGTGGTTGGAGCATAAACTATCTGAGCAGGAGTTTGATCATGTCAAGAAGTGTATTGACATGCCATCAGAGTCTAGGATCTCTCTTGCTGGTAACATAAAGGAAAGTATTCCTCTACATGATGAGGACAATTGGTTCTTTAATAATACTATTGTCCCATTGATTAATACATACACTCAAGAGTTTGGTAACTTAGGTAGTGATGTACCTCTTAACCAACAGCATCCTTATCGTATGAGTGATTGGTGGGTCAACTATCAGAAGCAACATGAGTTTAATCCATTACATTTTCACAATGGCATCTATAGTTTTGTAGTCTGGATTAAGATACCTATTGATTGGGAGGAGCAGAATAAAGATAACCCAAGCAACATGCCATCTAAGTCTGCCTTTAAGTTTGTTTACACAGATAACCTAGGACAACTTAGATACTATGACTACAACCTAGGGCAGAGGGCAGAGGGTGTGATGTTATTCTTCCCAAGTAAACTAAATCATATAGTATATCCTTTCTATAACTGTGAAGAGGAGAGGGTAAGTGTCTCAGGAAACATCGGAGTTGATACCACTATTAAATTATGATCAAAGATATATTTCCTACTAAGATATACGAAGGTAAGGTATCAAACTATAAGGTTATACAGGAGGAGTTTGATGCGATAGAGAAGGGTATCAAGTGGCATAACCTATGGGATACTCATCTTATATCTGATCCAAATTTCCAAGAGAATATATTACCTTATCATTTCTCACAAGAATTAAAGAATCATATCTATAGTTACACTGGGAGTGATGGTTGGAGTCAGCAAGCATCTTGGATGGCAAGACTAGAACCAGGACACTATGCTGCTGCACATCATCATGGACATTCAGATCTATCTGGTGTATACTATTACAAGACTACAGGAGATGATGGAGATCTATTTTTCCAGACACCTAACTTAGCATCGACTACTAGTGTATGGTCTAATCAACCACATACTATTTCAATGCCACCAGATCAAGGTAAGTTAATACTATTCCCTGGTTACTTAATGCATGGTATACGTACCAATACAACAGTCCATACCCGACTTAGCATATCATTTAATATGAGGTTTGATAGATGAAGATAGTTATTGTAGGTGGTGGGACAGCTGCATGGATGGCATGTGCTGCACTCGCTAAAACATTCCCAGACTATGACATTACCTTGATAAAAGGTGGTGATCCTATAGGGGTGGGTGAATCTACAACACCACACATCAATCAATACCTTAAGTATATGGGTATAGATGATAAGACATTTCTTACAGCAGCGAGAGCCACATACAAATCTAGTAGTAGGTTTGAAAACTTTACCGAGTTAGATCATGTCTTCCATTATCCTAACGGTCAGGCACCTGCTTTGAATCTAACTGATGCTACATTCCATGACTGGATGTTAGCAAAGGCATATGGACACAACCCACCTCCATTTGCTGATGTCTTCATGCCATTTGTAACGGTGGCAGAAGAGAAGAAGATGCCGTTGAATCATTCGCTTCTTATTCCATATGATATTTCTAAAGACAGATCGTTTCACATCGACGGAAGTAAATTCTCTACCTACCTACAAGAAACTTTTTGTAGTGCTGTTAGAGTGGTCGATAGTCAGGTTAAGTCGGTTAGTTATGACGGAAACAGAATATCAGGTGTCTTTCTGGAAAGAGGACCGTACGATCTCAGGGCACCGTCGATTGATGCAGATCTCTATATCGACTGTACTGGGCAAACATCTACACTAGGTGGTGCTCTGACTACTTGGGTACCATTTGAATCTATTCCAACTGACACTGCTATCGTAAGGAAGAGAGATTATATTGATAAAGATAAGGAGATGGTACCATACACCAACGCAAAGGGTATGAGTAGTGGATGGCAGTGGACTATACCAACGTGGGAATATATCTCAGAGGGATATGTATTCTCCAGTAAGTTTCAGACTGAAGAGGAAGCGAAGGAAGAGTTTGGTGACGGTAAAGTAATTAAGTTTAGGAATGGTAGACAGAAGGAAGCATGGGTAGGTAACTGTGTGATGATTGGACTGTCATATAGTTTCATTGAACCATTAGAATCTACCTCATTATTCTCAGCACATCATGGTATCCTTGCTCTTGTTGATAGTTTAAGAGAGGAGCCTGGTATCAATCAGTTTATGAAGGATAGATTCAATCACAATATGAATGAGCATTGTGATGGGTGGAAAGAATTTGTTGAAGCACACTATTATTATTCACGTAGGACAGACACACCATTCTGGAAGCATGTAACACAGGATACAAGGTATGATATTCAAGGTGCTCATGATCTAGTCCAGTTTCATATGGTAGGGGGTGATCCAGTTCAACATGAGGCACACCCCATCCTTTACATTCTGGGTGGAGCAGGGTATACTAGTGTCAGGAGGAGGTCATATCAGTACTTCGATTACCCACCAGTCCCCTCTCAGAAGGTGGATGAGTGGAATCATCTCTATCTAAAGAGAAAGAAGTTAGCTGAGTCTCTACCTACAATGTATAAATACCTGCAAGATACTATCTTCTCATGAACCTACTACCAGAAGTCTTTGACAAGCAAGCTAAGTTCAAACCTTGGTTGTGGGAGAAGTATGGAGACTCATGGGACAATGAGAAGGAGAGGAAGAAGTCTGCTGAAAAGGAAGCAGAGTTAAAGTATCAGAAGGATAAGATGATGCACGGTAGCAAGAAGACTGGGCATTCAAAGGACAGTCCTACCTACAAAGAGTTTGTTAAGAAAGCAAAAGGCACAGGTCTTAAGAAAGGTGAGGTTAGGAAGTTAGTCAACGGAAAGTGGGTTTCAAATAAGAAGTAATGTATATCCTTTACCTAGTAATAACTGGTTACTTATTCTATCAAGCATTCAGACTCATGAGTCAAGGATGGAAGACAGAGGAGGTCAAACCTGTTGTTGAGGAGAAGGTAAGACAGGTTACTAAACCCATGCATCCAGAGATGGCAGAGGTTAAGCATGGTGATGAACTCTTAGTAGTTAATTTCAATAAGGCTGTCCCTAAAGATCCATTACTCAAGTCACTAGACGAGAGAATATATAATGGACAACAGATTGATGACCCTTGGGATGACGAGGATGATGACGGAGATGTCCCTGCACTATTAAAACGATGACTGAAAGAGAACCTTGGGAGTCACCTTTAGACGATGAAGAATGGTCCACCTCACAAGACTCAGGTGACATTCTATTTGATGAGGAACCTGTTATGAAACTAGACTTTCACGACTACAAAGGATGAAACCCTTACACAAACTACCACTCGATGAGTGGTTTGATGATGTACCACACCCATATGATACATGGCCTATGGCAAAAGATTTTGACAACCCACGTCCCGAAGAGGACATAGCAGCAGACATCAGTCTTCATGAGAAGATGTATCGTCTAGCAACAGAGAAGCACTCACCTTGGAAGGGTGGTGGATCAGAAGAATGGCAAGAGAGTAAGCCTGGTTAGGGGCTTGACAAGTTACGAAACTTCATATATATTATTAGTGTCTTCGGACATTCATCTTCCCCCTAACCAAGACCAAGGGGTCATAATGTCTTTTCATACCGTTCAACAAAATCGTTCTATTACAGATGACAACTCTTTCAAAAAGAGACAGTGGTCTGCTACAAAATTGGACTGAGTTTGGTGATTGGGTAACAAGTACAAACAACCGCATTTATGTTGGTTGGTTTGGAGTCCTAATGATTCCCTGCTTGTTGGCTGCTGCCACTTGCTTCATCGTAGCATTCATCGCTGCTCCTCCCGTAGATATCGACGGGATCAGAGAACCAGTTGCTGGTTCTTTAATGTTTGGAAACAACATCGTTTCAGGTGCTGTCGTTCCATCCTCTAACGCTATCGGATTACACTTCTACCCTATATGGGAAGCTGCCACACTAGATGAGTGGTTGTATAACGGAGGTCCATATCAGTTAGTAATCTTCCACTTCCTTATTGGTATCTCTGCATACATGGGTAGACAGTGGGAGTTATCATACCGTTTAGGTATGCGTCCTTGGATCTGTGTTGCTTACTCAGCACCAGTATCTGCTGCATTCGCAGTCTTCCTAGTGTATCCTTTCGGACAAGGATCCTTCTCTGATGGTATGCCTCTTGGTATATCAGGGACATTCAACTTTATGTTTGTCTTCCAAGCAGAGCACAACATATTAATGCACCCCTTCCACATGGCAGGTGTAGCAGGTATGTTTGGAGGAGCACTCTTCAGTGCTATGCA